TTTCTTATTCTTCATGTAATCTGGGTAGTCGTACCCGTTAGGTCTGTAGTTGACTGTGGTTGGAGTAAAGAATCCAGCAGTTGATTTCCTTGCAGGTGATGGGCTCATCCCCTTACCGTCAACATTAGAGTAATCAGGGAACAGATTAGAGTAATCGCAGAGATAATCACGCAAGCGAGACTCATAGAATTGAGCCGTGTCAAGGACTTGTTGTCTGACAAATTTGATCGATTCGAGACCAACTGACTGGCTTTCCTCACTAGTTGGGGTAAGGATTGCTTTGTTCTTAGTCTTGAAATTAAGCGAAGGAATGGCATAATAGTAGGCATAGTTAGCTATTGTTGGTGCGATGTATTCGTTGAGCAGAGTGTCCTCATCAGCAGTCGTCGTACCTGCCGCAATCCTGTCCTTCAGGTTGTTATAAAAGTAAGTTCCAAGGATGTCCTGAATCTTGAGGTCTTGTGCCTGTACGATGAAGTTTATCAGTTCGTCAGGCTCAACATTCGTGTCGATAGAGGTAATCTTCTTAAGACGTGCCTCTGATATCATTACTACGTAAGCCATTATTCTTCGATTTGTTCTGTTTGAGTTTCAACGAAATCCATCTTGGACGGGATGACCTGAATCTGTCTGCATTCTGACTGAGGAGCCATAGCACACAGAATCTTGCTCAGTGACCTGTTAATAGACTTCTGAATTGGTTGGATGACCGTTGAAAGGAAGTGCGTGTAAGCAACCTCAATTTCTTGCGAATTAGAGCCTAATCCAGCTCCTGTGGTACGAATACCCACCAAGAGTGGAGAAGTGATTCTATGGGCCGTTAAAATGCGTGAGGTGATGCGTTCTTCGAGTATGATGTAGTAGTCATCGTTAGCAGCGTCGATGGTTTGTATCTGGGGAGCCAATTCTGGACCTTCAGAGAACGTCAACATCAATCTACCTGCATTCTCTTCACCTGAATAAGACGCTACGATATCTTTGTAGAGCTTGCGCTTCTCAGCGTCATCAGGCTCTCCATTTGGCATGTTAATGAACAGACTTGGGGATAGACCGTTACTGATATTAGCGTTATGAAAGCGGCTAATTCTAGCATCCAGTTCGATGTCGTTAACAGCCCCAATGTAGTCAGGTAGAGGGTAGATATCAGAAGCAGGTGAGTAATCATAGCAATAATAGATTTGTGACGCATTGTCACCCTTATTATCAGTCATAGAGTAAGCAGCGTAACGTACAGGCTTGTACTTACGAGTGTTCTGCCATTGGTTTGAGTAGTAATATTCAGTGATATTGTCCTCCTCATCTATCTTACCGCTACGAACATTAACGAATGGGATGTGATAGATTTCAGCAATCTTATCTCCACCTCTATTCCAGATTATGTTTAGAGCGTACCCATTGAATGTGACCTTATCATACGCTATTCTCTCATAAATCTCGTTAAGAGTCTCTCCTTTGCTGTTAATGATAGCTTCACCAACCTCCTCAACACCCTCACCTACAACAGCATCTACTTTAGATTGTACAGCTGTGTTGTGGATTGCAGATGTCTGTAGAAGCTCTACAAGCTCTTGTGGGTACAGATTGTCTGCCCCAAAGCTAATCCATTCCTTACCTCTTACTTCCTTGAACTGAGGCAAGTCCATAGCCTCAAACGTGTAGAGATAAGCGTTGTATTTTTGTTCCTCACTCATTATCGTAGAATATTATCTGTTCGTTGTTTTCATTATCTGACTGATAGCTGATTGGGTCTTCACCAGTAAAATCACGATTCGTCACCTTAACCAAATAAGTCTTCCAGTCAGTCCAAGTTGATGCTATTGCATTGTACTGTATTGTCATATTGTAGTAACCCTCAACATCTCTTGGTATGTTAGCCTCGAACGAGACGAGAATACTTGTGTAGTACTCGTCATTTCTTGTTACACTAAGTACAGTGTTTGTGAAATCAGCCTCTTTATTGTTGTATCTGCTCTTAAATACGAGTCTGTAAAGAGGGTCTTCACTACCAGCAGCTACAGGTAATGACCCGTAAATGGGGATACCTTGCACGTTATTTCCTACATCTATCGTCATAATGTCATCGTCTTACATAGTAAAATATAAAAAGAGGAAAAGTTGTAAAATGAAAAAGGAGGCTGTTATGCCTCCCTTTCCTTATAGTAAATTTGATCGATTTACGCTGTGATACCAGAGACCTCAATCATTGCGGTCTCGCTGATTCCAGTGAAAGTAATCGTCGTAGCATTTTGGTCGTTCCAAGCTGTTCCTGTCTCTGAAGAGCTTCCAGAAATGAAAGCACCACGGTCATTCCCAACCAACCAATACTTACCAAAACCGTCTTTTACGATGACACAGAGTCTGCGAGACTTAGCGAGTTGATTCAACTCTTCCTGCACAGCTCCATCCATCTTCAAAAAGACAGCGTTTACAGTTGCGGTTTGGAATCCAGTACCTGCTGTTTGCTCAAAAGTACCTGCCTCACTCATGTTAGACAGTTCCTTATAAAGCTCATAGCTTGAGAAACCAGTAAGGGTAGCATCCAAAGCACTGCCACCAGCATTAATGCCAGTAACAGCTACTGCTCCTTCAGATGCCCCAGTGATAACTATAGCGTCGTCAGCAGAGTCCAAGACCCAAAGTCCTTCGATACCACCGCGACCATCGCGGCAGTAATCTAGTGTTATTCCACTCAGTGTTGAACAAGGCATAATCGTCTATGTTTTAAAGATTAAACTTAGATGAGATTATGCTGCTACAGGAGTGTCATTTACTGATACGCAGAGGTCATCTTGTACAACAGCTACACCGACAGTCCACTTCATAGAAGAGCGAACCTCATCATTATCTTGAGAGTACCATACCTTGAACTCATCGAAGTCAGAAGTCAAGTCAGTTCCCATGATGATGTTAGAACCAGTGGTCAAGAAACGGAAGTTGTGACCCTCAACACCAGTTGCAGTTGCAGGTGCAATACCACCTGAAGGAACCACCTTGATGTTGGAGCCTGGAATAGTAACTGATGACACATCTGCGGTGTAGTGGTAAAGGTTCTTGTTAACCATTGCACCAATCAACTTCTTGAAGTCATCATAACCAACAACCAAGATTACATCGTCAGCCAACATGATGCGTGGGTCAGCAGATTCAAAGATTTTGAGAGCGCCGTCCAATGCATTGATTTCACCAGAAGCAGGAGTAACAGCAGTAGTCCACTGCTTAACGACATCAGCTTCAAAAGCATCACCACCAGCATCGTTGAACTTATTCATAGCAGATGAACCAGCAGCCAAACCTTTCAGACCCTTGAAAACAACAGTCTCAGAAGATTGGTCAGTAACGCTAGCAGCACCGTTAATCAAGTAGTACTCGTTGAACTTAGTGATACCTTGAGCGAAGTGGCTAGCAGCCATCTCTTCGAATGGGAGAGACTCAGCTCCAGCAGCAGCACCTGCACTCAATTGGCGAGACATGAAAGTATCACGCAGAGTTTGTACGCAGTAAGCGCGTTGAACCTTAGCATGGTACAAGTTCATAGGAACCTGAGAGATGGTAGTTGCACCATTTGCAGCCCATCCACAAGTATCATAGTTTTGTCCCATGTTCGCACCAGTTCCACTCAAAATGTAAGAGTCACCAGTAGCGAAATCATCACCCAACAAAGGGATGTCCACAGCATTTCCCTGCAAACCTGCACGGATTTGAACATAATTTGAGAGCGTACTACCGAGAACAGCTTTCGACAACAGTTCAAAAGCATTCTCTTCTACGTAGTTTTGCAATCCAGTAATTGTAAGTGCCATAATAAAAAAGGGTTTTTAAAAATTATTTGTTTTTACGAATTTGAAGAAGCGTCTCGTAACGCTTATCTTTTCTGTCACCGTGTCCTTTAACGACATCGGTAGACATTTCCAAGTTGTTTGTAATACGCTCAGCAGCGGGTTCATCTTTAAAGCTAGAGAACTCGTGCTTCAAGCTGTCATATTGAGCACCAATTTGATCGATTTTCTCCTGCAAAGGAGCAATCAAACCAGCAACCTGAGCCAAGAAGTCGTCTTGTGAAAAGTCGTTTGCCTGTGGGCCTTCTACAGCTTCAGTAGCATCCTCTTCAGACATTTCCTCCTTGTCTTTGTAACCTGCCTCAACAGGCTTCTCTTCGATTGCGGCGATT